CGAGGAGTGGAAGGCGGGCCACGCCGAGCGCAAGCCGCACGACAGCAGCGGGCGCACCATGGGCGAGCTCCTCGGGCAGCCGAGCGCGAAGGCTCAGCTTGATAAGCGCGGAACGACCGAGGGCCGGGCCCGCAAGGCGCTCTCGGCGGAGCTCAAGCGCCGCGGAGCCGACGGCAACGCCTTCCGCCGCATGCAGAGGCCCGAGCAGCAGGAAGCGCGGCTCGCGGCGACGGGGAGAGCGAAAGCGCCGGCAGCCGCTGGCCGAAGCCAGATTCACGGCTCGCTGTCCAAGAGCCAAAGGGGCAGGGTCGACGAGGTGCTGAAGGGATCGAACCCGACGGCAAGGGCCGCGTACGAGAAGCACAAGGCGAACATGGTGTACCTCGGAGACCCAGATCCGGGAGACTGCGCCCACTTCACGCCGATGGACGGGAAGACGAGAACCATGGGAGTGAGGCTCGACAAGGCCAAGGCGTTCGAGGAGAGCGTCAGGCCGAGCGGGACGACCTGGTTCCACGAGTTCGGCCACCACATCGACTATCTGAGCGGGGGCGGGCGGTACCTGTCGGGGTCATACAGGGACAACGTCTTCGGAAAGACAATCAAGAAGGAGGCGGAAGCGTACATCGACGCGCGCTACGAGAAGCTCAAGTCGGACAACCTGGCGCTCTTCGAGCGCGCTATCAACTCGAAGGACGCCAGGTGGCTGCTCTCCAACGGATATATCGACGAGAGGAACGTCGACCGCGTCGAGCGCCTCATAGAGTTCGGAGAGCACAGGGACGATTACGAATGGCTATCCGATCACGGTGCGAGAAGGCTGCACGTGCACCGAAGCCGCGGAGCCGAGGAATGGTACGCCAAGGTCTTCTACGAGGAGATGGCCGATATAGGGCCTGAGCTGCAACGGTCGGCGGCATACCGATCGGTCGCCGACGAGATAAGCGCCATGGGCAACGCCCGCAATGCAGACGTGAGCGACCTGTTCTCAGGTGCGACCTTGAACAAATGCGAAGACGGGTGGATGCACGGCACGGACTACTGGAACGGCGTCGGCATAGAGGACTTCGAGACCTTCAAGCTTGCGCACGAGGGGTTCGCCGAGTTCTTCAGCGCGAGCACGGCGAACCCCGAATCGCTCGAGATGCTGAGAAAGTACTTCCCGGAATCTGGTAAGATATTCGATGAGTTGATTAAGATAGCGGCGGGAGGTTAGCCGAATGGCCCAGATACAGGCGAACGAAGAGTACAAGCGCGCAGTCGAGGCCTACGTCGAGGCTTTTGGCGAGAGGCCCCCGTACTGCGTCGAGGACCCTGAGCACATCATGGACTGCGCGAGGAAGGGGAAGCCGTCGGATCATATCCCCGATCCTAACGCCTGCTACTAGAAAGCCCCGCTTCGGCGGGGCTTTTCTTTTGCCCTGTGACCATCCCCCGACAATTAGGCCATAAGCCCGCAGGCTTCGAGAGACAGGGACCGCAACCCTGGGCCTGCGGGAAGCCGCCCCGACGCGCCAAGGCCAGTCGGGGCGACGCGTTTCCGAGGGGGTCAGCCTTGAAGCCAGCCACCAGATGCCGCGAGCGCCCGCACGCCGCCCTGTACGGGGGCTGCGGACTCACCGCCTCCGAGCGCCTCGTGCGCACCGACCAGGGCGGGGCCGACGTCGATCCCGACGACGGCTGCGCCTTCGGCAGCGCGGGGACCCCGATGGCCGCGACCGTGCCGTATGCCGAGGGCGCGACCATCGACGGGCACGCGGCAGTCTACGGCGGTTGGTAGCGATGGCCAAGAAGAGGGATGCCGGCTCATCGAGCGGGCTGACGGCGTCCGACGCCTCGGGCCTTGTCGAGATACGCGAGGACAACGCGCGGCAGATAGCCGACGCCATCGACCAGGCGCTCGCCCGCGCCCTTGAGGAGGTCGGCCTCGTCGCCGAGGGGCACGCGAAGAAGGCGTGCCCCGTCGACACCGGCAGGCTCCGCAACAGCATCACCCACCAGGTTCGGCCTTCCGAGAAGTCGGTCTACATCGGAACGAACGTCGAGTACGCCCCCTACGTGGAGCTCGGCACCTCGCGGATGAAGCCGCAGCCCTTCCTGCGCCCCGCTGCGGCCGACCACGAGGGCACCTACAAGAAGATATTCGAGAGCGAGCTCAAGAAGTAGCCTCCCATCGGCCCCGCCTCGGCGGGGCTTTCTGATGCCCGATGCGGAACCGGGCTCCCTTGTGACGCAATCCCCATCATCGACGGTGCGGGGCGAGGCACGCCCCCGCCGCCCGCGCAGCACGCACCGCGCACGGGCGACCACGCGACGAAGGAGGGGCATTGGCTCTCACACGCAAGATGCTCAGGGCAATGGGCATCGAGGACGAGAAGATCGAGCAGATCATCGAGGAGCACGCCGAGACCGTCGACGCGCTGAAGAAGCAGCGCGACGAGGCGAAGGGGCAGGCAGACGAGGCGAAGGGGCAGGCAGACGAGGCGGACGAGCTGAGGAAGCAGCTCGAAGGCGCGCAGAAGCAGCTCGAAGGCATGCAGGACGACGGCTACAAGGCCAAGTACGAGGAGCTCAAGGGCGAGTTCGACGGGTACAAGGCCGACGTCGAGGCCGAGAAGGCGCAGGCGACCGCCCGCAGCCTGTTCAAGGCCCAGGTCGAGAAGCTCGGCATCACGGGGAGCCGCGCCGATTCCATCGTGCGCGCTACCGACCTCGGTGCATTCGAGGTCGAGGACGGGGCCTACAAGGACCCCAAGGCGGTGGAGGAGGCAATCAAGAACGATTGGGGCGACTTCATCCCGAAGGTAACCACAGAGGGCGCGCACGTCGCGCACCCGCCTGCGCAGGGCGGCGGGGACGCCGAGCCGAAGAGCCTGGCAGACGCCCTGAGGCAGCGATACAGCGAGAAAGGCTAGCATATGGCTATCACATTGGAAGAGGCCAAGGTCGGCATGGCCGACAAGGTCGACCAGAAGGTAATCGACACGTTCCAGCGCAGCTCCCTGCTCCTGGACAAGCTCACCTTCGACAACGCAATCTCCCCCGGCACGGGCGGCTCCACGCTCGCCTACGGCTACACCCAGCTGAAGACCCCGTCGATGGCTGGCGTGCGCTCCATCAACTCGGAGTACGCCGCGGGCGAGGCCAAGCGCGAGAAGAAGACCACCCAGGCAGTCATCATGGGCGGCTCCTTCCAGGTAGACCGCGTCATCCAGGCGACGAGCGGCGCGGTGGACGAGCTCGCCTTCCAGGCCGAGCAGAAGATCGAGGCGACGTCGAACTACTTCCACAACCTGGTCATCAACGGCACTGCCGCTGCCTCTGGCGCGGGCTACGTGCCGAACACCTTCGACGGCCTGAAGAAGCTCCTCTCGGGCACCTCCAACGAGGTCGCGTCCGAGGTCGACATCTCCTCGGCGGCGAGCATGACGGCGAACGCGCAGTCTTTCCTCGACGAGATCGACTCCCTCGTGAGCCTCATCGACGGCGGAGCGGACATGCTGATGATGAACAAGAAGATGCTCACCCGCTTCCGCGGCATCGCTCGCCGCGCTGGCTACTACGAGCGCACCAAGGATGACTTCGGCCGAGTGGTGGAGACCTTCGCCGGCATCCCGATGGTCGACCTGGGCAAGTACTACAACGGCACCGAGACCATCGACGTCGTGGCCGACGTCGCCGCCACGAGCACGGCGTCGGGCACCTCCGACATCTACGCGGTGAAGTTCGGCCTCGATGCCTTCCACGGCATCAGCCCCGTCGGCACGGGAGTCATCAACTACTACCTGCCCGACCTCTCCCAGCCAGGCGCCGTGAAGACGGGCGAGGTGGAGCTCGTCGCGGGCGTGGCCCTCAAGAACACCCTCAAGGCGGCGCACCTCAAGGGCATCAAGACCGCGCCGAAGACGGCCTAGCCATGATGCTGGAGGCGGTGCTGGGCAAGCTCAACAACTGGTTCGACCGCGACGCGAACGGCCGCTTCCTCCACGCAGAGTCGGGCGAGCTGTCCGTAGAGGGCGGCTCGCTCGTCGGCGCTGGGGAGTGGCTGCAGGACGGCCAGTACTTCCGAATCCTCGGGAGCGTGTTCAACGACGGGCTGCACCAACATCCCGCCCTCGACCTGCGCGACGAGGTGTTCGATGGCTGCGCCTACGCCCTTGCGGTGCCCGCCGAGGTCGTCGGCCTCGCGGAGCGCGTCGCCGAGTGGGAGGCCAAGAACGGCGAGGCGGCGCGCGGCCCGTACCAGTCCGAGAGCTTCGGCGGGTACAGCTATTCGCTCAAGGACGGCGGAGGCGGCTCCGCGTCAGCTGGAGGCTGGGAGCGCGCCTTCGCGACGGAGCTGCGGAGATGGAGGAAGCTGTGAGCCTATTCGAGCATATGACGACCCCGTGCGTCCTCGTCGAGCAGCGGCGCGTCTCGGACGGAGAGGGCGGCTTCACCGTCGCCTGGGTCGACGGGGCGGAGTTCGAGGCGGCAATAGTCCGCGACACATCGACGCTCGCCCGCATCGCCGAGAAGGACGGCGTGGCGAACGTCTACACCGTCACCACGCCCAAGGCGCGACTGTCCTTCCACGACGTGTTCAGACGCCTCTCCGACGGCAAGTGCTTCCGCGTGACCTCCAACTCGGACGACGGGGCCACCCCGTCGATGGCCACGTTCAGCTTCGGCCAGTGCGGCGCGGAGGAATGGGAGGTCCCGGATGCCGAGCGATAAGACCAAGGCCGCGGCTTTCCAGGACTTCATGGAGTCGTTCGGCCTGCCAGCCTACGCGGCGACCGCCGTCGACGACGACGCGAAGATGCCCTACATCACCTACACGTGGGCCGAGGGGGCGTGGGGCGACGGCCCAGTAGCCGTCCAGGCCGACATCTGGTACCGCACGGAGTCGGAGGCGGAGCCCAACGCGAAGGTCGCCGAGCTTTCCAAGCGGCTCGGGCTGGGCGGCGTGTGCCTTCCGTGCGAGGCGGGCGTCCTGTGGGTCAGGCGCGGCTCCCCCTTCGCGCAGGCCGTCGAGGACGCGGACAACTCCGTGAAGAGGCGCTACATCAACCTTGAGATAGAGTTCGAGACCCTCTGGTGAGGAGGCTTTCACATTGAAATACACCAAGATTCCCACAGACACATTTAAGAACCTGCAGCTCAACGCAGGCGTCCTGCTGAAGTCCTTCGACGTCGATACGCAGACCATGGCGGCAGACTCCATCGTCGGCGCGACCTCGGGCGGCGTGAGCTTCACGGCGGTTCCGAGCTTCATCGACTTCGGCGAGGACATCGACAACTGCCCCAAGAACATGAAGGAGATGAAGAAGCTCGACAGCTGGGAGGCCAAGATGTCGGGCACCTTCGCTTCCGTGTCGAAGAGCCTCGCCAAGACCCTCGTCGGGGCCGCAGACCTGTCGGGCTCGAAGATCGCCCCGCGAAACGACCTGTCCGACGCCGACTTCACCGACCTGTGGTGGGTGGGCGACTACTCCGAGGTCAACGAGGACGGCACCTCCACGGGCAAGGCGGGCTTCATCGCCATCCACCTGCTCAACTCGCTCTCGACGGGGGGCTTCAGCATCCAGTCGAGCGACAAGGGAAAGGGCCAGTTCGAGTTCGAGTTCACGGGCCACTACTCGATGGAGGACCAGGACAAGGTCCCCTTCGAGGTCTACGTCCAAGAGGGGACGGCGGCATAGATGAGACTCTCCGACATCAAGGGCGAGCGCACCTTCGAGGTCGTCGCCGACATCATCGAGCCCGTCTACCGCATCGCCCAGGACGAGGCGGCGGTGGAGATGCTCTCGCCCAAGCCCTGCCCCGAGGGCGAGGACCCCAAGAAGTTCATGGCGCGCCGCCTCGTGGCGGGCGTGCCCGCGCTGCTGCGCTCCCACAAGGGCGACCTCGTGGCGATCATGGCGGCGATAGAGGGCGAGGACGCCGAGGAGTACGCGGCATCGCTCGACCTCGCGAAGCTCGCGACGTCGCTCGCCGAGCTCGTCTCCGACCCCGCGCTGATGGGTTTTTTAGCCAGTGCCGCGGGAGGTACGGGGGAGACGCCCGCCGAGTAGCGTGGCTGGCCCTCGGCGAGTACCGGGGCCCCGCTAGCGCGGAGGCGCTCATGCGGTACGCGCTCGCGAGAATCGAGCAGCAGTCGCGCGACGAGCTCTTCAGGGCCTACGTCGCGCGCTCGCTCCAGGCGATACCCAAGGACGAGTACGTCAAGGCGCAGTACACGGATTTGGCGTACCCGCTCCCAGTCGACCCGCGCAGCGGAGACGAGATAGCGGAGGACGTCATCAGGAGGCTAGGATTGGAGGTGACAGGATGAACCTGCTCGACCTGGTCGTGAAGATCGGCGTGGACGACGAGGCCACGTCGAAGGTCGCGGCCATCGGCAACTCGATAAAGGGCGGCCTCGGCACGGCCGCGAAGGCCGGCGTCGCTGCGCTCGGCGTCGCGCTCGCGGCCGCTGCGACGGGCGTGGTCGCGCTCGGCAAGGCGGCGATGGAGTCCTATTCGGCGTACGAGCAGAACGTCGGCGGCGTCCAGAAGATGTTCGGCAACATGGGCAAGTCTCTCGACGAGTACGCGGCGCTCACCGGGCAGACGGTCGAGCAGTGCTCGGACGAGTGGCAGAAGCTCGAAGACGCGCAGAGCACCGTCCTCGACAACGCCGCGAACGCCTACCGGACGGCGGGGATGAGCGCGAACCAGTACATGGAGCAGGTGACGAGCTTCTCCGCCGCGCTGATCACGTCGATGGGCGGCGACACGCAGGCCGCGGCAGACCGCGCGAACATAGCCATGATAGACATGGCCGACAACGTGAACACCTTCGGCACGTCGATGACGGACGTCCAGAACGCTTACCAGGGATTCGCGAAGCAGAACTACACGATGCTCGACAACCTGAAGCTGGGCTACGGCGGCACGCAACAGGAGATGCAGCGGCTCATCCAGGACGCATCGAAGATGACGGAGACGCAGGAGAAGCTGGGCGTCACGGTCGACGGCACCTCCATGAGCTTCGACAACGTCGTGGCGGCAATCCACGTCATGCAGGAGTCCATGCATATCGGCGGCACGACCGCGCGCGAGGCGGCGACCACCATCGAGGGCAGCGTCAACATGGCGAAGGCGGCTTGGCAGAACTGGGTCACCGAGCTCGGCAAGGACAACGCCGACATGGGGAAGCTGACCGCTCAGCTGGTCGAATCGGTGACCGCCGCGGCGTCGAACATCGTCCCGCGCATCGCGGTCATCGCGGGCGCCGCGATGGAGGCGCTCATGGCGGCGCTCCAGTCGCTCGTGCAGCTGTGCATCGACAACGCGCCGGCCATGCTCGACGCGGCGCTCGGCCTCGTCGGGACGCTCCTTCAGGCTATCGTCGACTACGGCCCGCAGGTCCTCGCCCAGCTCCTCCTCCTGCTGGCGTCGCTCGTCGTCGCGATCGGGACGAAGGTCGGGGAGTTCTTCGACGGAGGCGGCCAGCTCATCGAGGGGCTGCTCATGGGCGCGCAGGCGTTCTTCGACCAGGTTTCGGCGTGGTTCGGCTCCATCGGCGACATGATCCTGGGCGCTGTTGGCGACCTCGGGAGCCTGCTCGTCGACGCTGGCAAGAGCGTCATCGGCGGCTTCCTCGGGGGCCTGAAAGGCGCATGGGACGGAGTGGCGGGCTGGTTCGGCGAGATCACGGCGAGCATCCCGCAGATAAAGGGCCCGCCCGTCAAGGACGCGGGCCTCCTCGTAGAGAACGGCGAGCTGGTCATGCAGGGCTTCGCTCGCGGCATGGAGCGCGGCTGGGCGTCCGCCGAGGGCGCGCTCGGCTCGGTCGCGGGGCGCGTGCAGAACTCGTTCTCGCCGATGCTCGGCACGGTCAAGGCGGCGCCTGCGGAATCTGGAAGCTCAAGCGACCAGGTCATCGCGTGGCTGGCGGCGAACCTGCCGTCAATCATCGAGGAGTTCACGCCCGTGATGGGCGAATCGGAGTTCGGGCGCAAGGCGAGAAAGGCGGTTGCGTATGCTTGATATTCGCTACGAATCGAGCGCGGGGGTATCGGTCGCGCTCAATTCCGGCGTGTACGTCGGCAGGCCGAACGACCTCTTCAGCCGCGAATGGGACTACACGCTCGGGTATCGAGCGCTGGCCACGGCCTCGCGCGGCGCCCGTAATGCCTCGTTCAAGGCTTTCTTCTCGGACATGGCGCAGGCGGACGCGTTCCGCCGCTGCGCCGACGCGGACATGCAGAAGGGGACGCCGGGAACCTTGCGCGTCGAGGGCTGGTTCCAGCGCTGCTTCGCGGTGGCCTCGGAGGTAGACGGCATCGGCGGCGGTTTCTTCGCGGCCAAGCTCTCCTTTGTCTTGCTCGACGGCGTATGGCGCAGGGGGACTACGACGGCGTTCGAGCCCGTGCAGGGTTCGGCGGACTACGAGTTCCTCGACCTCCCCTACGACCTGCCGTACGACCTAGGCGCGACCTCGCCGCAGCAACACGCCGTCAACCCAGGCTACTCGGGCAGCCCCGCGAAGCTCGTCGTGTACGGGCCAGCGGTCAACCCGTCCGTGCGCCTGGCGGGCAACCTGTACCAGGTGGACGTGACGGTGCCCGAGGGCGGCTACATGGACATAGACCCGCTGCGGCGAACCGTCACCGTGGTCGCGGCTGACGGATCCGCGATGGACGCATTCAGCAAGGCGCACCGAGGCAGCGGCGAGGGCTCTGGCGAGTACATTTTCGAGCGCGTGCCCGTCGGCACGTCTGAAATCTCGTGGGACAACAGCTTCGGCTTCGACCTCACCCTGTACGAGGAGGAGGGCGAGCCCGCATGGTCTTAGTGGTGCATGATTCAGCCGTGGGCGACATCCGCGAAATCGAGGAATTCGAGCTCGACCTCGCCTTCGGAAGCGACGAGAACGCGTTGAAGCTTGAGGCACGCGCGGGCGATGCGCCAGAAGAGGGGCAATTCGTCTTCATCGACGGCACGGAATACGGCGGGGTCATCGACCAGGCGAGCTACGAGGCTGGCAGGGAAGCGACCGGCTCGATTCTGTGCAAGGGCCGCACCTGGCACGGCATCTTGGCAGGCAAACGACTGCTCCCCGATTCGGGCAGCGGCTACCTCTCCGTGAGCGGCAAGGCGGGCGAGGTTCTCGCGTCGCTCGTCGGGCGCATGGGTCTTTCCGGGCTGTTCTCCGCCGCACCCGACGGTACGGCGGTCAGCTACACCTTCGAGCGCTTCTGCGACGGCTACAGCGGCCTCAAGGCCATGGCGGAGGCCAACGGCCGCAAGGTGGCTATGCGCCTCCGCGGCGGCAAGGTGGAGCTGTCGCTGCCGCCTGCGGTGGACTACGCGAACAAGGTCGATTCCGATTTGCTCGACTTCAAGCTCACCAGCGTGCACCGCTGCGTGAACCACCTGGTGTGCGCGGGAACGGGCGAGCTGGAGGAGCGCGCGGTAGTCCACTTCTACGCCGACGCCGCGGGCAACGTGTCGCACACGCAGAGCCTTTTCGGCGTGGACGAGATAGCGGCCCTCTACGACTACAGCAACGCCGACGAGGAGAAGCTTGAGGAGGAGGGCCGCAAGAAGCTCCAGGAGTACCAGACGCAGGGCAGCGTCGAGGTGGAAGCGCACGACGACATAGACGTGGACGTGGGCGACGTCATCTCGGCGCGCGACAACGCGCACGGGCGCACCGTGACGGCGACCGTGGCGAAGAAGATCGTGAAGGTCTCGCGCGGCGTCGCCGCGTACAGCTACGAGGTCGGCAGCGAGACAACAACGAAGACCAGCAGCAGCGGCACCGCCGAAAGCAGCGGAGGCGGGCACGCGTACCTGGCGGGCAAGGGGCTGAGCCTTGACGGCTACACGTTCTCGGCGGAGGTCGACGCCGCGGCGCTCGCGGCCGTGGAGAGAAAGGCGGTCGCGGCGGAGAAGGGCGCGTCGGACGCGGCGGCTGCAGCGGCGGAGGCGAGCGAGTCGGCCGCTGGCGCGGCATCGACCGCCGAAGAGGCGGCTGCAGCGGCGGAGGCGAACGCGAAGGCCATCGCGGGCAAGCAGGACAAGCTCACGGCTGGCGCGAACGTGACCATCTCGGGGTCGACCATCAGCGCGGAGGACACGACCTACACCGAGGCCACGCCGTCGAAGGCGGGCCTCATGTCGGCAGCGGACAAGTGCAGGCTAGACGGCATAGCAAACGTGAAGGATTGGGTCGTCAGCCGAGGCGAGAACCTCGTGAGCAACGGCTTCGCCACGCTCGGGGACAACACGAACTTCTCGGGCTTCGCGTTCGACGGCGCGGACGCCTTTCAATCAGGGGGGTCGTTCTCATATAAGGCTACGTCGCCAGCCACCAGGTTCACCGACGAGCTGATGCCATACGACCCGTCAATCGCGTACAGGCTTTCGTACTGCATCAAGAGCGACTGCGCGAGCGCCAAGTACTGCGACATCCTCGATTGCCACGACATCGACGGGTACCAGATCACCGACAGCCACGTGACCTTCGTGGCGGGCTCCACCACGAGGCTCGCGGCAGACCTCAAGCCGGGGGATGCGTCGGTGAGCGTCGAGAGCGCGGCGGGTTTCAACGCCTCGGATACCGACGGCAGGCAGTACTTCACCCGCGGATTGATGTTCTGGAACTACGCGAACTCGTACGGGTACGTGTACGCCCCCGAGACGTATACGCGCAACAGGCACGACCGCCTGTGGGCGAGCAACGCGACCGCAATTGACAAGGCGGGCAACCGCATCTTGCTCGACAAGGCGTGGAGCGGCCCCACCGTGCCGAAGGGGACGAGCGTCTCGCAGACGGAGAACTGGGAGACGTTCGTCTACGGCAGCGCGTATTTCAGCGTCCCCGCGGGAGAGTGGACCCGCAAGGAGGTCACGTTAGAGGGCAGGGCGCGCCCAGGCACGGCGTACGTGAAGATAGGCTGGCTGATACCGAACGTCATGGGCGGCGCTTCGAGCGTGACCACGAAGCTGACGGGCGTGTCCTTCGGCGCGGTGCCCGCGTATGCCATATCGGCAACAACCTCAAGCAGGGTGGCGGACGGCGGCGCTGGAACCGCGAACGCGGCAAGGCACGTGTGGTTCAGCGATTCGTCGGTCGAGACGGCCCGCAACCACAGCGACGCCTTCAGATACAACCCGGTCGGGAACATGCTCTCGTGCAACGTCTCGGGCAACGCGGCCACTGCTGGTTCGGCGGAATCCGCCGCGAAGCTCGCGGCGCCACGCACGGTCAGCATCTCTGGCGCCGTCAACGGCAGCGCCACGTGGGACGGCTCGGGCGACCTGGCGATCACCGTGACGGGCGACTCCGCCGCGGCTGGCTTCCTCGCTGCGCATCCCGTTGGCTTCTACGCGGATACGAGCGGGGCCGACCCGAACGACTACGGCGGCACGTGGGAGCGCGCCCCGTCGGTTGGGCAGCATGCATGGCTGAGGACGAAGTAAAGGAGAAGGACATGGCGAAGACAGATGGAATCACCCACTACGTCTGCGACAGATGCGGCTCGGACGCGTACCTGGCCGCGAACTCGGCGGCTTCCGCCGACTGGCGCGAGGTCGAGCGGTTCGACCAGTACGGCAGCAAGGCGAGCAGGCTCCTGTGCAAGTCCTGCACGGACGAGTACAAGCAGCTCGCGGCGCAGCAGGACGCGGCATTCCAGGCATTCATGGCGAAGAAGGGGGAGTAGATGGCATTCGAGATAGTGGACGGAATGACCGGCATCAAGCACATCAGCTCCGACGACCTGGCCGCGCTCAACACCGCGACGGTCGGCAAGGCGGACTGCGTGCTGGAGTACGGCGACGACTTCGCGCTCACGATGGCCTCGGCCAACAGCGCGACGCTCGGCACGGGCGTGGGCATGGTAGGCGGGAAGCGTTTCTGGAACCAGGCGGCCGTCAGCCTGACCATCCAGTCCGGCACGCAGGGGCAGAAGCGCAACGACCTCGTGGTGGCTCGCTACGCCAAGGGCGGGAGCGGCATCGAATCCATCACACCCGTGGTAATCAAGGGCACGCCCTCCGCGAACGCCGCCGCCGACCCCGAGGTGACGGCCAACGACCTCAAGCTTTGGCGCATCCCGCTCGACGGCATCAACGCAGGGGCGCCAGTCAAGCTCTTCAAGACGGTCGCACCGCTCGCCTCGCTCGGGCAGACGAGCTACGCCGTCAGCTCGTCCGACGCGCGCATCTCGGTCGACGCGTGCACGGCATGCGGCGGGCTCGTCTTCATGGCGGGGCGCATCAACGCGACCGAGGCGGGATGGATCGACGTGACCCTGACGGGATGCCCGAATGCGAAGGTCCGCTCCGGCGTGGTGTTCGGGCGCAACTCCACATGGAACGCCCCGGCGATCACGGGCACGCTCGGCAAGAACAACGACATGATCGTGCAGGTGACCGAGGCCGTCGGCAACAGCGAGGTGTGGTCGGTCACGTACCTCAGGGCTTAGGCGGTGCGCGTGATAGAGCTTGATATATCGACTCTCGTTGTGCCCGTCGCGTCGGCGGTGCTCTCCGCCGTCTTCGCGGCGTGCGGCGTGTATGTTGCCATCTCCAACCGCCTGTCGGTGCTTGAGACCAAGATGGACGGCCTATCGGCAAAAGTCGAGAAGCACAACAGCTTCGTCGAGCGCACTTACAAGCTTGAAACCGACGCGGCGACCGCCTGGAAGCGGCACGACGAGCTTGCGGAGAGAGTTGAAAGACTGGAAGACATGAAGATTGGAGGAACACAATGAGCATCAATTGGAAAGTGAGAGCCAAGAACCCGACGTGGTGGGCGCAGGTCGTGTGCGCAGTCGTGCTTCCGCTCATCGTGGGAACGGGCGCGCAGTGGTCCGACATGACGAGCTGGCAGACGCTCGGGCAGACGCTGCTCGCGGCGCTCACGAACCCCGTGGTCGTGGTGGCCATGCTGGTGCAGCTGTGGACGGCCGTCACCGACCCCACCACGGCTGGCACGTCCGACAGCGAGCAGGCGATGACCTACGACGAGCCGAAGGAGGGCTAGCCATGGGCGAGCTGACAGACGAGAGAAAGCGGCTCATCGAGTCGCAGGACTCGCACGACGAGCCCGACTTCGAGCCGAAGGGGGACAGCAATGGGGACGATTAGCGACGTGCTCTACTGCGCCCGCGACTGGATCGGCTACTCGCGCTGGACTGACCCCGAGGAGGGCACCGTCTTCGGGCGATGGTATGCTAAGCTTGTAGACGATCCCTACTTCGGCACGTCGGGCGTCCCCTATTGCGCGATGTTCGCCTCCTACTGCCTGGACTGGGCGGGCGTCCCCTGCGCGGGCATGCCGAGCGCCTACTGCCCCGACATCGTGAGCGCGGGCGAGGACGCGGGAGCCACCGTCTCGTGCGAGGACGCCGAGCCTGGCGACCTCGTGCTGTTCGACTGGGGCGGCGACGGCCTGGCAGACCATATCGGCATCGTCGAGGAGAACCACCCAGGCGAGGGGTACATGACGACCATCGAGGGCAACACGAGCAGCGGCGCGGGCGGCTCGCAGTCGAACGGCGGCGTCGTCGCACGGCGCCAGCGCGGCTACGGCTCCATCTGCTGCGTCGTGCGGCCAGATTACAAGGAGAATCAGGAGGAAGAGGACATGGGACTCACCGAACATCAGGACAAGCTACTGGCGACCATTTACGAGCAGGTCACTGGCACCTACGACCCGACGGGTCGTGGCGTGGAGCTGTGTGACCACGACCACATCAAGTACATCGGCAAGGCGGTGGCCGACAACGCCGCCGCCATTCAAGCGGTCGATGCGAAGCTCGACAAGCTCATAGAGAAGCTGGGCTAGGTACTCGAACCTGCTCGAACCTACTCTGACAAGCTCCGACAAGCTCTGCAGACCAGTCTACGACCAGAAACCGACAAGCCCCGCGCGCCATGGGATTTTGATTCCAGGCGTGTGGGGCTCTTTTTATGTGTCCTAATCCCTCGTAAACATGATCGCGCTCGTGAGCGCCGCATCGGCTTCCTCGGGGAACTGCATCCTGACATCGTAGCCGCGGCCTTCCAGCCAGAGCATGACCTCGCGTGAGATCGCGTTCGCGAATCCGACTGGACCCTCGTCCCTGCCGAGCGCGTCGTACTCCTCCTGGCTGCGGTAGTACGAGATGGACACGATCTTCGCCCCGCTCTTCTTCACCGCGTCGATCGCGGCGCTCACGCCGTCCTGGTACCGGTTCTCCATGGTCGAGATCCACTCCCAGGCGTCCTCGGGCGGGTCGTTGTACCCAGGCGCCTCCCAGCGTCGGGCGGTGCGCTCCTGCACTCCACACGCCTGAGCTACGTCGTGGAGCGATAGGCCGATGCTCTCGCGAACGGCGCGGAAGCGCGCCTTTGTATGCCACGCCTCCATTTACTCGCCCTTCTCTGCGTCGAAAGCCTCGACGGCCTTCCAGAAGTCGACTGCGTCGCCGATTCGCACGAAAGCGCCGTCGGAGTACTCGAAGGTGCGGCGGGCGAGCTCCTCGATGTCTTCACTGGCGTACCCGTTGGCGAACTCTCCCAGTGCAGGGAGGATTTCGCGGTCGATGACGTCGTTTATGGTGGTGTACTTCATTGTTCTTCCCTTTTCCTTTGTCGGCGGGGCCGAAGCCCCGCTTGGCTTCTTTGCTTTATTTGAAAAGGCCCTGCTTCTGGTAGGTGCCGACGTAAACGAGCTCACCGTTCACGCGTGCAGCCACATCGTCGGCGGTGATTGCTCCTGCGAACGACTTGCCGTAGCGGGCTTCAAGCGCCTTCTCGGCTGCTCTGATTATGCCTCGCTCGGTGTGCGCCTCGCTCATGAACTTGGCGGCGTACTCGGTGCCCTCGGCGATGATGGTGGTGAAGAACTTCATGGTTTAGATCCCTTCAGGTTTCGCGATTGCCCTTTGCCCTCGCTGTGGCTCTATTATACCATGTCCGAATCTGGACACAAGCCACAATCGGGAATTTTTTAGGCGGCCAATCGCCGCGTTGACGGGCTGTGAACTTCCTCCCATCGGCGTTGCCCAGGCGTAACCGCGCCGAAGCCGACGACGGCTTCTCGCTGGCTACCATAGTCCCATGAGACCAGAGCGAAAGGGCGCTCGGGACGCCCTGAAGGCAATCCCGACGAAGGCGGAGCTCGCCGCGAGGCTGGAAGCCTCTACCCTCACCGACCAGCAGCGGCAGGCGGTGTGGCTCGTCTACGGCGAGGGCATGACGCGCGCGAAGGCCGCTGCCGTCATGAGCGCGAGCCTGTCGTCGGTCAACAAGGCCATAGCGTCGAGCTGGGACAAGCTCGGGCGATAAGCGGGTGAAAACGGGGCGAAATCCGAAGCCCCCTGCGTGGGACGATTCCATCGAAGGATTCTACCAGGCAGGGGGCTTTCTCATGTTCGGCAGCTACTACCAGCCGCAGGGTTTCCAGCAGGCAAACCCGTACGAGCGGCAGCTCGCGCAGATTCGCGGACAGATGCCGCCCCAGCAGGTTACCCGCGTCTCGGGCATCGGGTCCGCGCGGCAGATACCGCTCGCGCCCAACTCGACGATGCTGGCGCTGGACTACGACGATCGCCACGTGTACGCCGTGTACTCCGACGGCGCTGGCACGGTGACGGCGAAGCCGTATGTGCTCTCCCCGTGCGAGGAGGAGCGCGCACAGGGCGAGTACGTGACATTATCCCAGTTCAACGAGTGGAAGGCGGAGGTCGATGGGTATCTTTCCAAGCTTCGGGCAGACGCATCCGAACCTTCAGGAGATTAGGCGGGCGCTCGGCCAGGCCGACCCCGCCCAGGCGAGGAGCCGCGTGGAGGCCATGCTCAAGAGCGGCGAGGTCTCCATGGAGCGCTTCAACGAGGTGGGGCGGCAGGCGTGCGAGATCATGCGCTCCCTCGGAATCAGGTAGCCAATCCGGCCGGTTGGTCGTAAGCGAATACCTATATAAGGAGGCAACTCATGGACAACATGAGCCTATCGGACATCGCCGCCGTCACGCGCGGCGAGAACGGCGACGGATGGGGCAGCGGGTCCTGGTGGATCATCGTGCTGTTCCTGTTCGCGTTCATGGGCGGCGGCTTCGGCTTTGGCAACCGCGGCCCCAACGGCGAGCCCGTCACGGAGGCGGGACTTTGCAACGCGATGAACTTCAACGACCTGCAGAACGCGGTCGGTCGCCTGAGCGACAACGAGAACCTGCACATGATGCAGCTCTCCCAGGGCCTCGCGTCCGTCGGCTACGAGAACCTGCGAAACTTTGCCGACACGCAGGCGGCCGTGAAGGACGGCAACTACGCCCTGGCGAGCCAGCTGGCCGACCGCTGCTGCACGACGCAGCGCGCCGTCGACGGCGTGAGGTACGACGGAGCGATGAACACCGCCGCCATCAACGCCAACGTCACTGCGCAGACGCAGAAGGTCCTCGACGCCATCCAGCAGAACAAGATCGAGGAGCTCCAGGCCAAGGTCTCCACGCTCGAGACGCAGCAGATGTTCTGCGGCGTGCCGCGCGTGAGCCCCTACGGGTACGGCGTGGTGCCGCAGTTCGCCCAGCAGTGCGGGTGCGGGGCCACCTTCTAAAACCGTCAATCTTCGGTGCGGGGGCCTGGTGCCCCCGCTGTTCTAAGGAGCTGAAAATGGGATGCAAGACAGTGGGGCGCTTCGTCTACGACAGCGCAACGCCCCAGGCGGTCGCGGCGGGGGGCAACCTCGTGTTCGCAAACGCCACGACGTCGAACGACTGCACGGCGAGCGCGGGCGGCGGAGTGGTGCGGATACAGCGCCCGGGCCTGTACAACGTCTTCTTCAACGCGACGATCGAGGCCACTGCGGCTGGCGCGGTCGAGGTGCAGATGCGCCACAACGGCGCAGCGGTGCCGGGCGCCTCCGCGGCGGTGACGCTAGCGGCTGTGGGCGACCTGGCCAACGTGGCCTTCTCGACCCCGGTCACGGTGCGCTGCTGCGCAAACGACACGGTGGCCTTCGCCGCCGACGCGGCGACGAGCGCCACGGTCGCCGTCTGCGTGGTCGAGAAGGTGGCGTAGATGGAGCGCATCGGCGAGCTGGTGGACGGGATCTACGACGAGGTCGGCGGAGCCGAGCGGTACGCCAAGCGCGCGCTCAAGGCCAAGACCGACGGCGAGATAGCCTGCGCCAAGACGTACGCCGAGATGGCCAACCAGGAGCTCGGGCACGCCGACAGGCTGCACGACATGGCGGTGAGCGAGATAAAGCTCGCCGAGCAGCAGGGCCGCGAAGCTCCCGACGGCATGCGCAAGGTGTGGGACTGGGAGCACGGGCGGATAGTCGACAAGACGGCCGCCGTGCGCAACCTGCTGATGATGCTCAACGGGTAAAGGTACCATTTGAGGTACCGACAAAGGTACCGAGAAGAAACGAGGTCAGGTGACATGCTCCCTGACCTCGTGCTTTGCTCTGGCGGAGGAAGTAGGATTTGAACCCACGGACCTGTCCATTAGGCGGCATCCTATGGTACGATGCGGACATCTTTCGGCACTTGGCCTGGTGTTTCGCGGTACTCTTCGGTACTTTGCGACACGTTGCGCGCATCGCTAAAGGTACCGCATCGGGTACCGTCAAGGGTACCGGACGAGAAGCGGCTCCCGAGCATCCCGACGGCGGCCGCGTTCGCCTCCATGTCGTCGTGGACGTACACGCTCGCCATCTCGATGCTGGACCATCCGGCTATGGACCTCAGGGACGCGGCGCTCGCCCCGCTGTTTGCGAGCATCGTCAGGAAGGTGTGGCGCAGCTCGTGCGGGCGGCAGTCGACCCCGATCTCCGACATGTGGCGCTTCCACCACCGGGCGAGGTTCTGGGCGCGCATGCGCGTTCCCACGGCGCTCGTGACCACGGGGGTCTCGGGTGCCTGCTCGATGCCGATGAGCGACAGCTGGGACGCCTGCGCGACCCTCCACGCCTCAAGGCTCGACGCCAACTGCGGGAGCATCGGGACGGCGCGGACGCCCGCAGCCGTCTTCGGCTCCTTGACCTCGCCCGTGCGCTCCGCGACCGAGCGGGACACGAAGACCATCCCGCCGCGCACGTCGCGCCATTCGAGGCCCACGGCCTCGCTGCGCCTCAGACCCGCGAGCAGCATCAGGCGCACGGCGACCGTGTGGGCGTCGAGCGGCAGCGATTCGAGCATGGCCAGGGCGCGCCGCACCTGGTCGAACGGGAGGGCATGCTTCTCGGGCGTGTCGCGCTTCGGCGGCCTCACGAGGTCGAGTGGGTTCGACCCTATCAGGCCGTCCATCGCCGCCTCCCGCATGACCATCCTCATCGTGGCGAAGGTCTTCGACATGGTGGTGCCGGACAGCGTCCTGCCCGACGGGTTGGCCCCGCCCTTGATGGAGGCCAGGCCGTCGACGACGCGGGCGCGATCAATCGCGCACAGGGGCAGGTCGCCGAACTCCATCCGCAGGCGCCTCAGCTCGACCTCGTTCTCCGAGAGCGTCTGCCCCGAGATCTCGCCGCCGCGCCTGCGCCGATCGAGCCACCGCTGGGAGTAGGCGCCGAACGTCTCGTCCGACATCGGGGAGGCCAGCTCGGCCTTGAAGCGGCGCATGGCGGCCTCCGCCTGCGAGTACGTGCCGCGGAAGCGCCTGTAGCGCGTCTTCCCGCCCCAGTCGACCGCCTTCAGCCTCCACAGGCGGCAATTCGCCTTCGGTTTGTCCTCAAGGCGCGTTATGCCTCCCTCGCCCTTGCTCCGCGCCATGGCGCTACCTGATCGTCCTCTTGCCGTTCGGGTGCCAGGTGTTGCCGCACTCCTGGCACACGGCCACGGTCGTGCTCTTCGTCTTCGTCTTGTTGTGGCCCTCGGACTTCTTCCACAGCAGGTTCGACATCCCGAGGGTGCCGACGGCCGTGACGGCGCGCGCGGCGTTGTTCACGTGCCCGCCGAGGCCGATGCCCTTGCGCTTGGTCTCCTGCCCCTTCTCGATGATCTGCACGTTGACGTTGGTGCTCCCGCAGTTTGGGCATTCCATGGCTGATTCCCTTCTGTCTTGACTACTCTTGCTTAGGCTTCGCCTTCTGTTTCTCGGCGCGCTCTATCTTCTTAACTGCCTTCGCCGTCTCGTCGTCGTTCAGCTCGTTGCGGAACAGGCGCTTGACGAGCGCGTCGGCTATCTCTGAGTTCTTGAGCATCTGACCTGTCTCGCTCTTGAGGTCGATGCGGATGCGGTTCAACACTCCGTCCGACAGCACGTGGTTGGCGAGGTTTCTGGCCGACAGCGCCACGCGACGCTGGTAATAGTCCTCTATGTCCTTCTTGCGGTTCGCCTCCTCGCTGAGCAGGTAGAAGAGCCGCGCTTTATCGGCGGGCCTCATGTCCCTGTCGGAGATGCGCACCGTGAACACGTGGCGGGTTACGGGTATCTTGCCCTCAAGCTCGGTGCGGTACGCCTGCCACTCGTCGCCGTTGGTGAGGATGCACCAGTCTATTCCCTCGTCGACGGCGTACTGGCGCGCCTGGTTGAGGTGGCTCTCCTTGAGCTTGAGGCCTATCTGCTTCACCTCGACCACGAACACCTCCTCGTCGTCGGTCTTGACCACGTAGTCTGCATATCGCGAGTTGATCATCTGCTCGGCGGTGACGTTCTCGAACTTGTCCCAGCCGAGCAGCTCGCAGAGCATATCGGACACGATCTTGCGGGTATCGGCCTCCTTGCAGTCGTCACGCATGGCGCGCTCGACGATGCCCGTCATGCGGCGCAGCCCCTTGCGGATGCGCTCGACAGCCTTCTCTTGGTAGACGTACGCCATTGGCTATTCCATCTCCTTCTTAGCTTGATACCAGACGACCGTGCCGACGAGGCTCACGGTGCGCCCGTCCCCCTGCTGCACCACGATGTCGGCGTGCTCGGGGTTGCTCGACTCGGGCGACAGCATCATGCTCGTCGCGCCCATGTGGAGGCGCCTCATGACGTACTCGGTTCCGTCGAGACTCACGGCGGCTATCGATCCGTCGGCTGGCGCCCTGTCGGGGTCGACGAGGATATAGCATCCCTCGGGGTAGACCCTGTCCATGCAGTCGCCCTCGACTTCGAGGAAGTACGCGTGCGGGTGGTTCGCCGCCACGCTCGCGGGAAGCTCGACCGTGCCGTCCAGGTTATCGGGGTCCGTCGGGTCGCCTGCGTGGACGCGGCCGCGCAGCGGCAGGAAGGCCGACGCCGAGCCAGTGGGCGAGATGGCGCCTGCCGGTGCCTCGGTGAGGCCGTGAAGCTTGGCGTATAGACCGTTGTCGGAGAAAAGGTCCTCGCTTGTAAGATTAAAGTGCGAGGTTATCGCCTCGATGACTTCGTCGTTCCTGATTGTCTTGCGCTTCCCGCGCTCCCAGTCGACTACCGCTTGTCTCGTCACTCCAGCAACATCCGCGAGCTGCTGCTGCGTTATGTCGAACTTCTCGCGCAGAGCTTTGATGTTTCGCGAGAGACGGCGATTCTCAACGTCACCAGCCATGACTCTCCTTTCGTTGGGTAAAGTTTAACTGCGTTTATTGGTAAAGTATAGAAAAGCTAAAGATGATTATTTACAAATGATTAAATAAAGTGTAAGATTACAAATATCGAAAGGGAAACCGTTCGAGGCACCTTGAGAACTGAAGATAGAGACGCGACGTAGCGACCGAGCAAATCCTCGGCGTGAATCGCGTGAAATGTTTCGAATATTAAACAAGGATACGGAGGTGAGGCCAATGGCAGCAAGCCTGGTGGCGAAGGCTAGGATGACCACGCTCAAGAGCCAGGAAGATTTCGCTCCACTTCTTGGTGTAAGCGTCGTCACCCTGTGCAAGTACGAGAAGAATCCCGACAAGTGGATGACGCCCGAGCGGCTGCGTGTCTACTACGACAACGTCGGGGTCGACGGCAAGCAACTTCTGAGGAAGTATACCGCCTCTTTTTTTACTTCATAATGTCGTGTGTAACACGACATTACTTGGAAAGATAGAAGGAGAAAACAGGGCCGAGCCTTGCGGGACGTAACCGAGCCGTAACCCGCCCGATGCGGGCGTTACCGAGCCTGCATCGGCGCGTAACCGACCGCAGCGTAGGCTTCGGGGCATCGGGTACGGGACGCATCAGGAAGGAGAAGGGCATGAAGGATGAGCTTCGGGAGATGCCGCCGCTGCTCACGCCGCAGCAGCTCGCCGACATGACGGGCGGGCAGGTGAACGTGAGCACCGTTCGGCGGAAGTGCGCGGCGGGGGAGATACCCGCCGTGAATGTGGGCAAGAAGTGGTTCGTCGTCCGCGACAAGCTGCTGGAGACGGCATGAGCGCCGAGCAGCAGAGGTGGACGTCGGGGCAGATCCAGGTGCTGCGCCGATACGGCTCCCAGGGAGTCGACAAGTGCGTCCGCATGATCTACGGCCGCTACGGCGTGCGCCGCACGAGGGAGTGCGTGCAGAAGAAGGCCAGCAGGCTGGGCATCAGCCTGTGCGAGAGGGCGACGTGCCCCGCCTGCGGGCGCACGGTGCGCAGGCTCCGAGAGACGTCGGGGCTGTGCGACGTGTGCCACGAGAGGGCCTTCACGGTGCCGCGCGGGGAGATGGCTCGCGTCATGCGCGAGTCCGAGTACACGAAGGAGGAGAAGGATGCTATCGACGATGCGAGGCGGGAGCGCAACCGCAACAGAAAGCGCGCCCAACGCGAGAGGGAAACAGTCAAACAAAGCGTCAAACCCCAGGCCGAGCGCGAAGGAGATTAACGAGATGGGCGCCGGGCTGGCGCTCATGTTCGCCGCGCTCTTCGCCTGGATGCTGCTCGACATGGCGGTGGTCGCATGATTCCAACCGAATACAAGGGCGAAGTCATGGCCGCGCTGGCGAACATCGAGTCGGCGTTCGACGGAGACGAAGAGTTTGGGTTCGTTGCTAAGAATGTTGAGTTCAAATTCATCAAGTTCGGAGCGCAGGTTATGGCCGAACAGCTGATAGACGGGCTTAAAGGCGAGGAGGTTCGCAATCATATCGTGGCTGGACTCGCCAGCGGCATCCTCACCAACATGGTCGAGAAGCTCAGGGACTACCAAGAGCGCGAGAGCAGGGGCGAGCTATGAGCACCGAGCTTGACCGCTACGGCGGCTCGGATGCGTACGGCGCCTACGACAGGCGGCGCTCCGAGGAGCGCGAGCGCGAGCTGAGGTGCGGCACGTGCGGCGGGTGCCTGCACGCCTTCACGTGCGAGGCGGGCGGCTGCGTCTGCCTGGCCGACCCGCTCGACCCGTACGAGGTGGACCCGCGCGCGACGGCCGGCGAGATGGGCTGCGAGGAATGGGAGGCGGCGTGAGGCAGAGGTTCGAGGTGCCGGGCAAGCTGCCCAGCCTCAACGACTACGTGAGCGCCTGCCGCTGCAACCCCTACAAGGGGGCGAAGGCGAAGAAGGACGCCCAGGAGGCCGTGGCATGGGCCATAAAGGCCGCGAGGCTCAAGCCCATGCGACCGCCCGTGACGGTGAGCTTCACGTGGGTGGAGCCCGACATGAGGCGGGACAAGGACAACATATCCAGCGCGAAGAAGTACGTGCTCGACGCGCTGGTGGAGTGCGGGGTCATCCCCGACGACAACTGGAAGTGCATCGCGGGGAACCTGCCCGACCAATACAAGGTGAACAAGGCGAACCCCCGCGTGATCGTGGAACTGGAGGAAGTCGATGCAGAGTAGCAGGGACAGGGCCGCCATCGCGGCCTACCTCGTCGACAAGCTGGGCAAGCTCGACAAGCTCACCGGCGAGGACGTGACCATAAGCGCCTACGTGACGGGGCGCTCCGTCGGGGTGACCGTGATGTGGCCCGACGACGAGGAGGAGGACGACGGGGGGTGGGTGCAATGCTGACGGCTGACGAGAGGCTGGCATTGCTTGCCGCCATAGACAAGAAGGTCGGCCCCGCGCTCAAGGAGGCGAAGGCCGAGGCGTGCGCGCAGCTGATGGAGAGATGCGCCGAGGACGGTACCGACCGCCGCGCGGTCACCGTGGGCGGCGAGAAGGTGGGCACCGTCGGCGTGAGCTACGCCAAGGCGCGCCCCGTCATCCTGGACGCCCCCGCGGCCATCGAGTGCCTTCGGGGGATGGGGCTGACCGAGGAGGTGCCCGCCAAGGGCTGGGAGGACGCCTTCACGGCGATCGCGGGGACCGTGGTCGCCAAGGACACGGGCGAGGCCGTCGACTGGGCGGCATGGGAGCCCGAGAGGCCGAAGGGCGCGTCGGTGCGCATCGGAGAGCCGCAGAAGGTGCTCGACGCGTTCGGCGCGCGCCTGTCTGACGGCGGGCCGCTGGCGCTGCTGGAAGGGGGCTCGGAATGAGGGAGCTGGCGAAGTACGAGGACGCGAGCGGTCGCGAGGTGACGCTCACGGACGTCGACATAAAGCGCGTCATCTGCGACAACCCGAACGTCACCGATAAGGAGATGAAGCTGTTCGTCGAGCTGTGCAAGGCGCAGCGGCTCAACCCGTTCGTAAAGGAGGCCTACCTGGTCAAGTACGGCGGCAACCCCGCGACGATGGTCGTCGGCAAGGACGTATACACGAAGCGAGCGCAGGCGAACCCGCGCTTCAAGGGCCTCCAGGCGGGCGTGTTCGTCGTCGACGGGAACGGCAAGGGCAAGGAACGCGAGGGCTCGATGGTGCTCCCGGGCGAGACGCCCGTCGGCGCATGGTGCAAGGTGTACGTGGACGGCTACGACGTGCCCATATACGACAGCGTGTCGTTCGACGAGTACGCTGGGAAGAAGCGCGACGGCTCGCTCAACTCGACGTGGGCGGGAAAGCCCGGGACGATGATACGCAAGGTCGCCGTGGTGCACGCCCTGCGCGAGGCCTTCCCCGAGGACTTCCAGGGCCTCTACGATGCCGCCGAGATGGAGCAGGCGATGAGGCCGCCCGAGGATGGCGAGGAGCCCGCGGAGGTCGTATGCGAGGCCGATGCCGTGGAGGTCTCCGAGGCACCGCCGAAGCGTCTAGACGCCGCACTTGAGGAGGCTCGGGCGGCGACCGCAGGCGCGCTCACGGCTGCGAAGAGGCGAGCCGCCGACGCCATGCGCGCCTACTGCGAGCGAAACGAGGCCGACTACGGGGCCGAGCTTGAGGAGTTCAAGGAGCGGATGGCTCTCCACGCCGAGGACCCGTCGTGGTTCGAGGCTCAGGCGAGCTTCTACGAGGCGAACTGATGGACGCGATCGACCTCTGGGACGCGCTCATGGAGGACAGGCGGCTGATGAAGGCCGCGGTCAACGAGGCGAGCGCGCGCGGCAAGGTCTACGCCGTGAAGAAGGCCGACTACTACAGCAAGAAAAGCGCGGCGGCGCTCAGGATGAAGGCGGACGGCCTGCCCGTCACGCTCATCGACGCCGCCGTGAAAGGGGTCGATGAGGTGGCCTCGGCGATGCTCGAGATGCAGTGCGCCGAGGCCGAGTGGCGAGCGGCCATGAAGGCGGTCGACGTGTACCGCGATGACTGCCGCATCGTCTACGACCAGATCAAGCGCGCCCAGGCGGGCGACCCCGACCACCTGTGAGGGAGGAAAGAATTATGAGCATCAACAGAGTCTGCATCAGCGGGAACCTGACCCGCGACCCCGAGCTTCGCTCCACGGCGGGCGGGACGTCCGTCATGAGCTTCGGCGTGGCCGTGAACGAGCGGCGCAAGAGCGCGCAGACGGGCGAGTGGGAGGACTACCCGAACTTCGTCGACTGCACCATGTTCGGCAAGCGAGCCGAGGCGCTGGAGAGGTACCTGAGGAAGGGGACGAAGGTCGCGATCGAGGGCAGGCTGCACTACAGCTCCTGGGAGAGCGACGGACAAAAGCGAAGCAAGCTCGACGTGACGGTTGACGAGATCGAGTTCATGGCCCCGCGCGAGGACGGCGACGGGGGCCGCTCGTACGGCTCGGCAAGGCCGCCGCAGAAGCCCGCCCAGGCCGACCTCTACGACGAAGACATCCCCTTCTGAGGCGGCGCGCGATGCTGTACTTCGACCACGACACCGCCGCCATGGGCGACCCGAAGCTGTCGGAGCTGTGCATAGAGCACGGCCCCGGCGCGGTCGCCGCCTACTGGGTGGCGCTGGAGCAGATATACCGAGAGGAAACCCCCTTGGTTGTATTCGGGAACCAAGGGGGTAACCGAAGCCTAACCAAGGTGGTTGGCCATTGGCTTTGCACCGACGCGGAGACGCTCGAAACATGGTTTTCCACAATGGTCGACATAGGCCTCTTCGAGCGCGACGCCGACAACCCGGACGCCGTCATGAGCCCGCGCGCCGCGAAGAACATACAGGCGTACCGCGAGAGGCGCGAAACCGCACGTCAGAACGGGAAAAAGGGCGGGCGGAAACCGACAGCGAAACCAAACCGAAACCGACGGGGAACCGACTCGGTTTCCGACGGGAAACCGAACGCCAAGGTAATAAAAGGAAAAGAAAAGGTATTGGTAACCCATAAAGGGTTACCAAATACCGATGCGTCGTGCGACGCGGCTGCGGCCAAGGCCGCGCCGCCCGCCGCATGCCCGAAGTGCGGCGAGGCCCTCACCGCCACTACCGTCTCGTCGACGGGCTGGTGGTGCAACGGGTGCAGAGAGGAGGCGGTGCCGCGATGAAGGACGCCTGCACCGTCAACGCCCTGCTGCTCCCGATGATGGGCCGCCCGTCTGTCAGGCGCCCCTACTGCGCCGTGTGCGGCGCGTCGGGCTTCCCGCTCAACCAGCACCACATCGTGCGCAGGGGCGCGGGAAGGCTCGTCGTCGGCGGCGAAGAGGCAGAGAAGCCGACCGTGACGCTCTGCGGCAGCGGCAACGCGAGCGGGTGCCACCGGAAGGCCCACGACGGGCGGCTGCACTTCCGCTGGGTCGGCGGTGACGACGGCCACTGGGAGCGCAAGCTCACCGCCCGCCCGTGCCGCTACCAGGAGGCGCTTGCCGACGAGTCTGGATGGGGGCGGCTTCTGTGAGGTACCTGAGCCTGTTCAGCGGCATAGAGGCCGCGTCGGTGGCGTGGGAACCGCTCGGCTGGGAGCCTGTGTGCTTCGCCGAGCTAGACGAGTTCCCCAGCGCCTTGCTGGCCGAGCGGTGCCCCGAGGTGCCGAACGTCGGCGACGTGACGAAGATGAACTGGAAGAAGTACCGCGGAAAGGTGGATCTGGTGGTGGGCGGAAGCCCGTGCCAGTCCTTCTCGATCGCGGGCAAACGGGAGGGGTTGCAAGGTGAGTCAGGACTCATGTGCGAATACATTCGAGCGGTATGTGAGGTTCGTCCTCGCTGGTTTCTTTGGGAAAACGTCCCAGGAGCGCCCTCAAGCGAAGGCGGGGAGGCTTTCCGACAGCTCCTGTCCGAAACGGACAAACTCGGGTACGGTCTGGCGTGGCGGGTACTTGATGCGCAGTTCTTCGGAGTGGCCCAGCGACGCCGCCGTGTCTTTCTTGTCGGACATCTTGGAGCCTGCCCCCCCCGTCGAGGTACTCGCTGAGCCGGAAAGCCTGCGAGGGGATTATCCGTCGAGCCGAGAA